ATGAAGTATATCAACTTGCTGCAGATCTGGGAGGGGCAGGGTATATCTTTTCAGGAAAGCATGATGCAAACATAATGAGTAATTCGGCTCTCATTAATTTGAATATAGCAAAGAAGGCTGCTCTAATGGGGGTAGGAAAGTTATTCTTCCCAAGTTCCACCTGCGTATACCCTGAGTTTCCTAAATTGTATTCAGATTGTGCTGTGGATGCAGCTTATCCTGCTCAGCCAAATAATGAATACGGATGGGAGAAATTATTTAGTGAAAGGGTATATCAAGCTCATGCTCGTAATTTTGGATTAGATGCAAGAATTGCCAGGATCCATGGTATTTTTGGTCCTGAAGGATCTTGGGAAGGGGGAAAAGAAAAAGCTCCCGCAGCTATGTGCCGGGAAGTAGCAAAAGCTGAGAATGGAGGAGTAATCAATGTCTGGGGAAATGGGGAGCAGACTCGTTCTTATATGTATATAGATGAATGCTTGGATGGAGTTCGTTTACTTATGGAGAATGAACAATCCTTTGAACCACTTAATATAGGAGCAGAAAAGTCTGTTTCTATTAATGAATTGGCTCAGATGATTATTGATATATCAGGAAAGAAATTAACTATCAATCATATAGAAGGCCCTTCAGGAGTGTTGCAGTCGGAGGCTGATAATAGATTAGTACATAAAAGATTAAATTGGAGACCAAGGCAGCCATTACTGGTGGGGTTGAAACAAACATATAATTGGGTCAATAAACAAGTGCATGATAAGTATAAAGAAAAATAAGGTTTTAGTTCAGATAGGAACTTGTACAGGTCATTCCGATCATGATCCTTTTGAGGGGATTGTTAAGACAACATCGCCTTCGAAAGTGATTCTGGTAGAACCTAACCCAGCTTTGAGGGAAGAGATTTATAAGAATTATGAAGGGGTAGATAATGTATTTCTGGAGAGTGTAGCAATAGTTAAAGAACCTACCAAAGAATTAGTGCGATTGGTGTATCCTAAGAATAACAAGAACGGAGCAAGTATAAATGGAATTCATTATGGACCTCACAATTTTAGTTTAGTTCCGATGGATGATTGGGGCGATGATTTTGAAGTTTTAGAAGTACCTGGAATGACTCTTAATGAATTGTGTGAGAAGTATGAGATAACCGATATTCATTATTTACAGATTGATGCTGAAGGATATGATTCTGAAATCATACAGTCTATTGATTTTAGTAAAGTTAAGATTGATATAATTAAGTATGAAGATTGGTCCTTTGATGAATCTTGTTTCGAAAGGCATGGAGAAAAAGCAAAGTTATATGGAGCCAATGGGATGAAAAAGGCTGAGGCATATTTGACATCTTTTGATTATTTAATAATGAAAGATGGTAAGCAGGATATGTTGGCTGTAAAAGGATACTACACTTTAGATCACTTTGAGCAAAAATATTTGAGTGATGGTTCCAATCCAGATGGAGAAAATAAAGTTCATAAGGAGTATGCTTCCCAAGCCAAGGATGTTATTGTTGAAATAGGAGTTCATTCTGGAGATACTACAAAAAAGTTATTGAATAATTCCACTTGCGTAGTATACGGTTTCGATCCTATGGTTGAAGATGTAGATTATCTTTGTGATCTTGGTGATATTGAAAAAATAAAGGCTTTAGAAAGACGGTATTCCAGATTCAGATTTATTCAGGATTATAGCTACAATATAGTAAAGACGTGGGACAAAGCCATTGATTATATATTCATAGATGGAGACCATCATTACGATCCAGCAAAACAAGATTTTAACGATTGGTTACCTCATGTTAAGCAGGGTGGTATTATTGCATTTCATGATTCTGCCAGGAATAGAGGATGGGCGGGTTGGTTAGGTGTATCAAACTTTTGTGATGAACTTTTAGATGATGATCGAGTAGAATATGTTAAAACAATACATTCATTGACAATATTTAAAAAACGATAATGAATAAAGCATGTATCATAACAACTCCATGTTCAGGTAAGAGTACCTTTAGGGAGTCTTGTGCCAGCAAATATAAGGGAGTTCATATAATTGAGCAGCCACTGGAGAACGTACCTGTTCATTCTTGTATTTTAACTGGTAATCATATTCCTAAACAAGATGAATTTATTTACGCTATTGTTTTAATTGATAAAGAACGATTAATTCAGCAGGGGAATAAAAGAGAAAAGGAAAATATTGGCAGTGAGTGGGTCGGGGAGAATCTTTTTTCACACCCTGAGAAAGGTTATGATGCAGTACAACAGACTGCAGAGAAATATAACATTCCTGTATTTAATACATTTGAAAAGGCTTTAGATTTTATAATAACTAAAATGGATGATCAAAGAACGATAGTATTGGTATTGAAGAACGGAAAAGGTTTTGGTTTCCAGGATGTGGAACTTATTGCTCGGCACATTAACGGAAAATGGAAGTCTGAGAACCGTCCCCGTATAATTTGTCTTTGGAATAAGGCTTCGGAGCATTACCAGCTAGGTAACATGGAATTGATTCCACTACGTAATGAGTGGAGAGGAACCTGGGCAAGGATGCAATTATATAGTCCTGAGATGGACCAGTACCGACCGTTCTTGTATGTGGATTTAGATACTGCTATTATTCAATCACTGGAAAATATATTTGATTTGGTCAAAGATCCTGCTCAGTTTATTGCGTTGGAAGACTTTTATCAGCCTGGCAAATTAGCAACTGGATTAGTGTGGTTTCCTGCTAATTCTAATAAGGTACAACGAGTCTGGAATGCTTGGAAAAAGAAAGCATCTCCCAGAGGAAGGCGTATGGATTTCTTTTTGTGGAGGAACACATCGGCTGATAATTATTGGCAGAGGATGACGGATACCATCCATGATTTCAAACCAAGTAAGCAACCCAGATTAACTAAACTGACTAAGGGAATGAATTTAGTTTGTTTTCATGGTGATCCACGCATATTTGCAGCCCGGGATATAGAATGGATAGATAAATACGTCTCAGAGTCATTTACAGAGGCTCTACCGTTAGATAAGTTGGTTACTGTTATAATACCTTATAACAAGGATCGCGGCTGGCTAAAGCGAGCTATTGAGAGTGTTCCTAAAGAGGTTCAGCTGCTCGTTAGTCAAGGTGAAGGAGGATGGCCTGAGAATTTCAATAAAGTACTTCCCGAAGCAACAGGCAAATATATAAAGTATTTACATGAGGATGATATGTTGACCCCGAATTGTATTAAGGATTCTGTTCAGGCAATGGAAGATCAAGAAGTGGATTTCATTCATGGGAAAGCTATTGAGATATATGCCCAGAATAGGGATAAAAAGGTTGTTTATACTCCGGAAATAAAATACCCTACCTCTCAGGATCTACAAAAGAAAAATGTTATTCATAGCACTACTACAATGTATCGTAGGGAGATATTTGATAAGATAGGAGGATTTGATGAAACCCTAAATACTCAGGAGGAATATGAATTTAATTTACGGTGCTTAGAAGCTGGATTTAAAATAGGGTATTGTGATACTTCCCTTGCTTATTACAGAAGGCATCCAGAGCAAAAGGTCCGGACAGTTTCCGTGGAGGAAAAGAAAAAAGAAAAACAACAGGTTAATGATATGTATAAATGATTGAACAAGCTCCCATATTAGTTGTAGGTTGTCCCCGTAGCGGAACGAGTCTGATTGGTTCAGTACTTGGTATGTGTGGAGCCTTTAGAGGGAAACTTGTCGGAAGGGGAATGTTTGAAAATGATAAGATATTAAAAGAAATAGTGAATCCTTATTTTAATGATCTAGGAGTTGATCAGAGTGGTCAGCATCCTTTACCAGACATAGACAATTTATCTATTCCTGTAAATTGGAGGAAGCGGGTAGAGCAGGTAGTGACGGATGAAGGATACAAGGGAGGACAATGGATGTATAAGGATTCCAGATCAAGTCTAATCTGGCCTGTATGGAATCATGCTTTCCCTAATGCCAAGTGGATTATAGTAAGACGTAGAACGGGAGATATTGTACGATCTTGTATGAAAACTGGATATATGACTGCCTTCTCTGATGAAGCTGGTTGGATAGAATGGGTTCACCAATATGAAAAGAGGTTTGTAGAGATGATTGAAGCAGGGCTGAATTGTAAAGTAGTTTGGCCGGAACGAATGGTGGGCGGAGATTATCAGCAGATGTATGAAACATTAGAGTGGGTAGGATTATCTTGGAATAAAGAAGTAATTAATTGGATTAATCCCTTGTTATGGGATAACAGACAAAAAGAAAGGAAAACACAATGGCACGCACAACGGCAGCAGAAGTAAAACAGATTATGGATAATTGTACTGTTTCAGATACGATTGTGGATGAGTTCATAACAGCGGCAAATCTAACGGTTACAGAGATTTTAGGTAGTGATACTTCCCTTAGTACTGCCCAGAAAACAGAAATAGAGAGATGGCTAACTGCTCATATGTTAGCTGTCACTGTATGGAGGACTGCCGTTAAAGAGAGAGTTGGAGAAGCATGGGCAGATTATCCGGGTCAATTTGGACAAGGGTTATCCGGCTCTTCATACGGGCAAATGGTTTTAGTATTAGATACCACTGGTAAAATGGCAAATATAGGAAAACGGGGTGCTAGTATTTATGCAATAACAAGTTTTGATTAAAATGGGAATGGAAAGTTTCATAGCGAGATTATGTGTTCAGACCGCAGTCTATTGGGGAGCCCCGGTAGAAGATGGTTATGGAGGTAAGACTTTTGATGATCCAGTAGAAATAGATTGCCGCTGGGAAGATACTATGGAAGTAATTAGTGATCTTCAGGGGAATGAGACTGTATCCAGATCAGCAATTTATGTAACTCAGGATGTGCATGAACAAGGGTATTTATATTTAGGAGATTTGGATGATTTGGATAGTGATGAGGAAGCAGATCCTACAACCATAGAAAAAGCATACAGAATAAAAAGGTTTGATAAGATCCCAATATTACGATCAGCGAGTGAATTTTTACGAAAGGTATATTTATAATGTCATCAGTAGGTATAAAAGGGATGGATGTAGTTATGGCTAATCTTAATAAAGAGATTGCTAGAATTAAGATTGGAAGTTCTGCAGGATTAATTGAAGCAGCTATTCTGATTCGTCAGGATATGGAAAAGACTCCTCCAAAGATCCCAATTGATACTGGGAATCTAAGAGCTAGTTGGTTTATTTCTCCTATTCGGGAAGCAATGAAGTTTGGTTTGATGATGGGATTCAGTGCTAATTACGCAATGTTCGTTCATGAAATGGTGGATAAAGGAAGTAAGAAAATAAATTGGAGCCGACCTAATTCTGGAGCCAAGTTTTTTGAAGCTTCTTTAAATAGAAACAAAGGAAAGATATTAGAAATAATTAGAAAAAATGCTCAAATAATATGAATGCACCTTCAGAAGATGTTAAGGATATGTTGGAAGACGAAAGTTCGTTAGGACTTACTTTTGGCACGGATTTGTTTGTAGGGAAGGAACCACCTGAACCTGATGATTGTGTGACTATATTTGATACATACGGCTCACCCCCATTAATGACTTTGAATAGTGTAGGGTATTTCTATCCATCTATACAGATACGGGTACGTTGTAGAAATTACAGAACGGGATGGGCATTGATTCAAGACATAAGAACTGTACTCCATGGTAAGGCAAATGAAACATGGAATGCAACATTATATACTGTTATTTATTGTTCAAGTGGACCGGCCTTACTAGACTGGGATGAGAATGACAGAGCACGTCTTATTATTAATTTTAATTTACAAAGGAGGTAAAGTTATGGCTAGTTTAGCGACAGCAGGAGTAGGAACATCGTTTAGACGATGGGACGGAACAGATTGGGTAGAGATTTCTGAAATCAAATCAATTACAGGTCCAGGAAAGAGTAGGGCAACAATTGATGTTACTTCTTTGGATTCCACAGCAGGTTATAACGAGTTTATTGGGGGCTTTCGTGATGGAGGCACCGTAACACTCGCGATGATTTTCCGCAGGGATACTTATGAAATAATGAATGATGATTTTGAGAGCGATGATCTTCAAAATTATGAAATCTTTCTTCCAGATGATGAAGCCACATCCTTCGAGTTTGAAGGTTTTGTGACTGAATTACCGTTGAACATTTCCCCAGAAGATGCCATTACAGTAGATGTCACGATTAAGATCAGTGGACAGCCTGTAATTAATTCCGGTTCGGGAAGTAGTGCTTAATTAAAACAATCCTAATCATGGATTGTTTAGTATTAATTTATTTAAAAAAGTTTTAATCATGAAACGAATTATTGGTAAAGGAAAACAAAAGTTACTTGACAAAAATGCTTTGTTGAGCAAGGAAGATCTTGAGATTGTTCAAGTGGATCTAGGAAAAGAAGAGTACGTATTTGTCCGTCAAATGACTGGGCGGGAGCGGGATGAGTTTGAAAAGTTATTGGTCTTTAAGTTTAAGGATAAGGCAGGGAAATATGACTATGAAATGAAGTTAGATAATTTCCGATCTAAATTAGCTGTTCATACCGTCTGTGATGCTGAAGGAGTACTACTCTTAGAATCTAAAGATTATAATCAGTTGAGTGATAGTATGAGTGCTGCTCGATTGGAGAAGATTGTCAATGAAGCTCAGAGGATTAATTCTATAACTGAAGAAGACAAGGAGGAGTTAGTAAAAAACTTAGATGCCGACCAGGTCGGCAATTCCAGTTCAGACTCTGTAGAGAATTAGGAGTATTACATCCTGATCACTTGTTGGATCAGTTGAGTCCTACTCAGATTAGAGAGTGGGAAACATATGATAGATTAGATCCTATTGGAGAG